ATGCCAAAGATGCGCGCCAAGGTGCAGCTCGCCAAAATCGAGCAACACCCCTCCTGCGAGATTCTGCAGTTCAACGCTGTCGCTGCCTCGAAATATCCAGACGACGGTAGCGACGAAGACAACACCTTCGCAAAGTTTTCGCCCAGCGCGACCTTCTCGATCACCGTGGCGAACCCGGCGCTGATCGGTAGTTTCAAGGTCGGCGAAAAATACTACGTGGACTTCTCCCCTGCCGACTAAACACCGGTGACACGCCCCCCCTCCTTCTGTATTGACGGAGGGGGCACACTGGCTCAATCCCCAGAACTGCATCTGAGCCAAGTGTCGAAACGCAAACAAAATCAAGCCCTTACCGAGGTCACATTCCAGTGCGGATGCGGAAAATTCAAGGCCGCGCCGGATCGGATCGAGGACGCGCCGGAGGATGAATATCATCCCTGGCGCTATTTCGCTGTTTGCCCACGCTGCGGTACCGAGAGCAATCAGGCAGCGTGGGAGCGGGCGCTGCTCAAGGCCTGGAGCAATTCCACTGGCCCCAAGACCGCCGCCGGCAAGGCCGCCAGCGCGGCCAATCTGGAGGGCCATCCGACGAAGGAAGAATCTCTTCGCACCCGCTTCAATGCCATGAAGCACGGGGCATCTGCGAAGGTCGCCACCTACTTCCCTGCACGCCCGGGGAAATATGCCCTCTGCAACACCTGCGATGTAGACCGCGTCTGGTGCCAACAGCAGCCCTGCTGCGTCAAGCAGACGCAGAACTTCATGCTCCACCAGGCCGCTTTCGAGCAACGCAAGCCAGGCGTGCTGCAAGGAATGTATTCGGAGATGCAGGCGGCGGTGTATTCCATCCTGCAGCAGATCATCCTGACGATCATCAACGATGGCGTGAAAGTCGAGCGCCCCGAGTTTCATTTCGACGCGAATGGCACGCTTTCACTGGCGCGTTTCACCGACGAATATGGCGAGCAGCGCACCATCACCGAGATTTCAGCTCACCCGCTCCTCAAGCCTCTGACTGATTTCCTGAGCAAGAACAATCTGACGCTTGCGGACATGGGTATGACAAACAAGGTGGTCGACGAAGAGGATATCTTCCCCGGGCACCTCGGCAGCTCTACCGCTGCACCGGCGATCAGCGTCGACGAGTATCAGCGCAGGAAGCTGGAAGCCCTGGAAGACCTCCGTAACAAGGTCATGCGGGCGAACGCTTCGACTGCCGCCGATCCCATCCTGCTGGAGCATGAAGCAGAGAATGCCGGGGCCCAGGCACGGGGCGCGGCCGATGTGATCGATGTCCAGGCCGTTGAGAAGAAATGACCGGCCAGCGCGTCTCATCGCGGCAGCGCATCACCGTCTCAAACCGAGCGGAGGTGGAGATTCACCGCTTCAAGGATGATCACGCGCTCTGGCATAAGCATGTGCATGGCGTGGACTTGGACCCCGTTCAGATCTTGAAACAGATCGAGATGGACGAGCACCGCAACACGGTCGACTATTCCTGCCGCCGCGGCCGGAAGACCTCCGCCAAGGAGATGTATGCACTGAAATTCCTTGCGTGCCACCCTCACCAGGAGGAAGGCATCTTCGCTCCGCGCCAACAGCAGTCTCAAGCGAATCTCCGGTACCACCTGGAGGCGATCGAGCGCTCTCCTATTCTCAGCGCCTACATCAACTACAAGAACGGACGTCCCCAGAAGTCGGATACTAAGTACGAATTTTTCAATAAGAGTCGTGCGCAAGCGTACGGGATCATGTCCCAGATTGACGGCGATGGCCTCTCGCTCGCGTCCCTGGAAGAGATCGACGATATGCCCGCCGATCGCCTCTACTCTCGCCTGTTCCCGATGCTGGCCGGCACACAGCGCCTCGGCGCTCCCGATGGCACCGTCTTCGAGCCACAGATCCGCATCACCGGCGTATTCAAAGGCGCGGACACCCTCTCCGGCCTTATCGAATCAGGGGGTTACCACGTGCTGCCAGTCGTCAACGTGTACCTCGCGCTGGAGCTCGGCATTCTCGACCAAGCCTATATTCTGCAGAAGCGCAACGAGATGCCCGGGCCGGAATACATCCGGCAGTACGTATGCCGAAACATCCAGGCCCAGAACCACATCTGGGAAAAGTACATCCGCTTGGCCATGGCCATCGGCATGCAGGCACGCCTAGAAATCTCCGGGCCTCTTCCAGCGGCACGGTACAAGAAGCGCGGCAAGGTCTCCTTCGGTTATGACCACACCGGCCACGGAGAAAGCCTGACGGCCTCCCGCTCCGCGCTGGTCGTCACCGAGGAGCTGGGCAGCTTCATCGTGCCGATCTTTGCCCGGGCGTGGCCTGCCGGAACCGACGATAACGTGATCCGGCGAGAGCTGGTCGGCTTATGGCGCTACTTCATGCCGGATCACGCGCTGGGCGACGCGTACGGAGTGGGCATGCTGACGTCGGTGAACGACGATCTCTTTCATCAGGGTCTGACCGAGATCGATCGGCGCACGATTGCAGATGGCGAGAGCAATGCGTCCGCCTGGAGGGAATGGGCCTTCGCACCAATCCGCTTCGAAGGTATGACGAAACACAGCATGGCGTCTGCGCTGCGCGCGATCTTCCACAACAGGCGGGCGGCCATACCGGCATTCGATGAAGAGGGCGAGGACGATGTGAGCAAGGACTGGCGCGACCTCATCCGGCAGCTTGGGAACATCAAGGAGGTAGCGAACCAGACCGGCAGCTACCCCAGCTACAAGCAGGTCGATACGAAAATCGGCGACGACTTCTTTGATGCATTTTGCGCTGCCCTCTGGGGCCACATGACAGCCGGCGCGGCAGAGGTGCAGACCATCATCAGCGGTATCCAACGCACGCGCGACGAACTGCTCGGGGTATCAGCCGGAGGAATTCACCTTGGGCGATGAGAGCAAATATCAACCGGGGGCTCGTCGCGCGCATTCCCCCACGGCCGTGCCAACGCCAAGGCCGCCGCTTAGCGGCCACGATATGGAGCGCGCCAGAGAGACGAAGAGCCTGGTGCATCAGCATATGCCGGACGCCATACCGATGATCCGCGAGCTGGCCAACCTCGGAATGATCGATGGCTGGCGCTCTGTAACCTTTATCAAGAAAGAAGAAAATGGGAATTTTTGACGGCCTCGTTCAGTTCTTCCGCGGGAAACTGCCCACAGAGCCCTTGCCTTCCAGCTCGGAAATTGGCATGCGTACCCGCGAAGATGCTCGGTACCGGGATCTCTATAACCAATTCTTCGTCGACCCGGAGCTGCGCGCAGCCATCTTCGACGTCCGTGCTGCCGACCGCATGGACGGCCGCATCAAGAAAATCCACAGCAGAGTGGCCAGGGACATCATCAAGGGCGGGTTGGTGCTGCAGCTTCAATCACCCAGTCCGGTGATCTCGCGCGAGTGGAAAGCATTCCTGGCCCGCATTGAGCTGAATCGGCCGGAAAAGCTCAAGAGCGATTGCCGGGGCATGATCATGGAGGGCAACCTTCCGCTGCAGGTGGTCATGGACGAGGGGCGTCGGATCCAGCGGCTGATCCGGATGCCCGCGGAGACCATTGTTCCTGTCGTCAATGCGGCCGGCCAATTCGCTGACGTCGCAAAAGCGTATCGCCAGCATGATCTGGTCACCGGCCGCCCTTGTGCGGACTTCGCTCTCTGGCAGCTGACGATGGTCCGCTTCGACGCCGACAACTACGATGACATGGGCAGCATGGGCCGCCCTTACCTTGATGCCAATCGCAGCACATGGTTGAAACTGCGCATGACCGAAGAAGACATGGTCGTGCGCCGGCGCACCCGCGCACCCTTGCGACTGGCTCACGTTCTGGAGGGTGCGAACCAGACCGAAATGGATCAGTACGAGGCCAAGGTGATGCGCAAACAGAGCGAGATCACGACCGATTTCTTCATGAATAAGAAAGGGGCCGTGAACGCGATCCAGGGCGATAGCAATCTCGACCAGATCCAGGACGTAGCTTTCCTGCTCGACTGCATGTTCTCCGGCACTCCCATTCCCAAGGGCCTCGCCGGCTATACCGAGGGCTTGAACCGGGACATTCTGCAGGACCTGAAGGGCGACTATTTTGACGAGATCGACAGCCTTCAAGACATCATCGCGTTCGCCTACGAGTTCACCTTCAGGCTGCAGCTACTGCTCAAGGGGATTGTGCTGGGCGACGACGAGATCAAGGTGAAGTTCGCAGAACGCCGGACCGAGACGCCGAACCAGGCCGCTGACCGCGCCCTCAAGCTCCAAGCGCTGGGCATTCCCTCGGATATGCTCTGGGAAGAGTTAGGCTTCGATGTTGCCACGGTCCGTGCTCGGCGCGACGCCGCCCGTGAGGAAGATGATCCATATCCAGATCCTCCAGCTGGGTCCGACCGCCCCACCGTCAGCATCACCCCGGGCAATGGCCCCAAGGGCTCCTCGGCCACATCCATCTCGACGAAATAATGGCGCTCACTCCCGACCAGGAAGAAGTCAAGAGCGAGTCCGAGCGGTCCCAGGAGGATCTGGTCGCGCTCGACCGGCAGAACCGATCGCAGCTCGTTGCCCTCTACGACCGCGCGATCGGAGAAATGAGAGGCCGCATCATGGCCATCGCGGGCGCACGAAATTCCATCCAGACGGAGGCATTGGCGGTGCTGATCCAGCAGCTCGACAATGAGCTGCAAAAGCTTGCGCAGGCGCGCAACAAAATTCTCGATGACGGAATAGCCGCTGCCGCGGACCTGGGCGCCAGGCCATTTGGCCAGCGTATCGGAGCCACCGCAGTTTTCAATGCGAGGAGCGCTGCCATTGAACGGGTCCGCACCTTCCAGGACCCGAGCGGCCTCCGGCTGTCGGACCGCATATGGCGCCTCGATCGCCGTGCTGACGATATCCTTCGAACGCAAGTTCAGGCAGCAGTCGCTCGGGGCGACGGAGCCGCCAAGGCCGCCTTGGAATTTGTTCAGCGGGGGGTACCTGTCCCGCCCGAGTTGGATATGGCCGCCCGTGCAGCCAGGCCTGAGCAAGTCGCTGAAGGTTTGGCGAGCAGCCTGTCCAGCGGCCCCGGCAATCCTCTCGACAACACCATGCGCGTCCTGCGCACAGAGGTGAACCGGGCTCACACCATTGCATATCAAGGCGCTGCCGCGGCGGATCTGGACACCATCGGTACCAAATTCATGCTTTCACCGCGCCATCCTCGCGTTGACATCTGCGATATGCATGCGCGCGCCAATCTCTTCGGACTCGGCCCCGGCGTGTATCCACATGGCCGCAGCCCGCTCCCAGCCCATCCCAACACCTTGAGCTTCGAGGTGGTGGTCTATCGCGACGAAGTCACCGACGAAGATCGGAAAGGAAAACAGACGGTCGTCGATTTCCTGAAGACGGTAGCCAGCAAGGACCGGCAAGGCATTCTCGGCGTCAACAAGAACGAAGCATTCGAGGCGGGATATCTTCCAGCATCCCAGGTGAGATCGACCTGGCGCGCGGTAAAGAAACGTCTGGAGCGCCAGCAGGAGAAGTAACACCTCCCCCCCTACCGTTGATTTGACCACCCCCTGAAACTATCGCCTGAGTCAAAAAGTTTCGGGTGCGCCGGGTTCCCCCCGGGTAAGTCTCCTCCCCACATTGCCGGGGCGGCGCACCACATTTCTACCAGGCGAATCGATGCACAACCCTCGACACATCAAACTGAGTGGCATGGCTGAAGGACCAGTGCGAGTCCTGGCCGATGTATCGGTCAGTGACCGCAACGGGAATCCCTCCTCCTGGATCACCCTCACCCGCACCGGGCACTTCTCCGACCCTCGCTATGGCGAGTTCGACATCACGCACAGCATGCTGATGAAGATGGCCGAAAACTTCAACAACGGGGTTTTCGGTCAGGATGTTTTCATTGACGTCGACCACAAGCCGGGCAACGGCGCTGCAGCGCGCATCCTCGCCGTCCGCATTGAGGGCGATCGCTTCCGTGGCCAGGTCGAATGGACCCCCTACGGCATCGACGCGGTGAAGAACAAGGGATATCGGTATCTCTCGCTCGAATATCACGAGCAGTGGCGGGACAACGAAAAGCAGCTCAACCATGGGCCGGTCATGCTGGGCGCGGGCCTGACCATCAGGCCAGTCATCAAGGGCCTCGACCCTATCCGCCTATCTGCCGGTACCGATGATGGTATCCCGGTCTTCATCCACCCCGAACTGCAATCAACCCTACTCCAGGAGCAAAAAATGAAGTATGCAGAATTGCTGCGCAAGCTGACCGAGGCCCTGAAGGCACGCAAGCTCGCCGCCCCGATCATCGCCAACCTGGTGGACACCGCCACCAAGGTGGTCCAACTCGCCGCCGATGAAGTCGCCGCGCAGGAAATCATCGACCGCTTCGACGACGCCGGTCGCGAACTGGCCGAGCACTCCTCCCAGTCCGTACAGCTCTCCGTCAATATTCCGGAAGGCGTCGCATTGAGCGCTGATGATGTCAGCCGCCTGCTCGCCCAACAACTCGACGAGCGCGAGCGCCAACGCACCGCCCAAGCCGCCAGCGTCGCAGCCAATGAGCGTTTGCTCTCCGAGCTGATCACCGCTGACCAAGGCCTGGACGAAGACACCCGCGTTCTGCTGTCCGAACAGAATCGCCCGCTGGTGGCCGGGATGACCGAGGAGCAAGTCCGTCAACTGGCAGCCGTCGCGATCGCCGGCGGCCAGCGCGAAATCGCCGCACGCCGTCTGTCGTCCATGGGCTTCCCGGCGGCCATCGGCCAAGTACACCAGCCCAACATCGTGGTCGTCCACGATGACGCCATCCGCCTCTCCGGTCAGTATCGCGAGCGCCTGGCTCTCACCGACCTCCACCGGCAAGGACGCCTGCGTCTGCTGCCGACCGAGACGACCTTCATCGAGCGCGTGCTGTCGTGCTTCGATCAACTGCATGGTCCGGAGATCTCGACGGAAGCCAAGATCCTGGCCGGTGGCACCGTGAACATGGGCAACACCAACCTGCCGGTGGGCTTCCGCCGCGAGGTGATCCGCGAAGCCCTGTCGGACCTTCGTGTCCTGGAGCTGGTGCAGACGCTGACCGATTTCCAGGCCACCACCACCACCCAGATTCCCTATGAGCTGCGCGACACCTCGGCCATCGTGAACGATGCCATCGTGTACGAAGGCAAGCCGATCCCGCCGGCCGGCATCGGCCAATACATGGACACGGCCTACATCCTGCCCATGAAGCTGGCCATGGTCATCACCAACGAAGTCGTCCACTTCAGCCAGGCCTCGGCTATCAACTGGGACGCGATGGCGCGCAACATCGAGTCCAACGCCCGGATCCTGCGTGAGCTGGTCTGCCGCCGCATCATGAACCATCTGCAGCGGGCATCGGACAGCTACGCCGCCGTTCCCGTGTCGGCCGAGTCGTTCGCCTCGCAGCTGGATGGCACGAAGTCCACCATCAAGACCGTCAATTTCCCGATCGTGCGCCAGCATCAGGACCGCGATCTCCAGGGCACCGCGATCGGCAACGCCGAGAACCCGATCACCGTGGTACTGAACGGAACCACCATTCTCCCCTACGACGGTACCGGTGAGCAGGCTGCGGGCACCTACTACCGCGTGACCAGCTACAACCTGGGCTATATACAATTCGTGAACCAGGTCGGTGCTCCCGTCACTCCCTCTGCTACTGGCGCCTGCACCGCCTCCTACTCGCGCGCCACGAACGTGATGAAGTTCGACCTGGATGTGCCGGCTGGTGTGACCATGGAAGTTCACCTGAATGGACTCCTGCGCGCGGTCGGGTCTCGCAAGGCCATGATGTCCGGCCAGCGCTATGTCGAGCCGGACTTCCTGCTGACCTCGCCGGTGCTGCACGACACCATGACCAACGCTGAGCAGTTCACCGCCGCCGGCAAGCGCAACGGCAGCGACACGACCAACGATGGTGACCTGGAGCGCGTGAAGAATATCCCTGCCTTCGGGACCAACGCCCCCGGCGTGGACCTGGGCGACGAGCGCATCCTGATCGGCCAACGCGGTTTGCTGGGCTACACCATCGCCAAGCCGTTCGTCACTGGCCAGCCGTTCGAAATGACCGACAGCCAGGGTCGTCCGATCGGCAAGCGCCAGGCCTACGGCGAGGAATACAGCGCCATCAAGGTGCCCAAGCCGGTGGCCAATCGCATGACCTCGGTCCTGGCCTACAGCGCGAGCAACCGCTAATCCCGGACAACCCCGCGAGCGTAGAGGCGAAGCCCCCGGCATTGGCCGGGGGCTTTTGAGCAACCAAAGGAGAACGACATGGGTCTGGTCCCGTACACGAACGAATCCGCGAAATTTGAACACCTGGGCGGCACCACTATCCCGCCGGGCGACACCCGCATGGTGGATGAAACCTTGGTACCGGGCTACGAACCGGCCGCCGATAAGCCGGCTGGCGCCGCTGAAGGCGGCGCCTCCGACGACGGCAAGGACGAGCAAGAAAAGCTGCTGGCGGCCATCACTGCGATGCTGGCCCTGAACGTGCCCGATATCCAGGCGAAGCTGCCCGAACTGAGCGACAAGGAGCTGGACGCCCTGGAGCTGGCCGAATCCGGCAGCGAAGGGAAGAACCGCACCACGCTGCTGCAGGCCATCGCAACTGAGAAGCTCGGCCGGGTGAAGTAAAGCCATGGCTGGAACGATGTCCATCGCCGATCTGCAGGAGGACCTCAAGTTTTCCTTGCGGGATTCCGCTGAAGTCTTCGACGAGGAGGATGCCTTTGCGCGCCTCCTGCGGACTGCAGCGCTTGCCTTCAACGACGAGCGCCCTCGCACACTATTCGCCGAGGTGAGCATCCTGATGGGCGTGGACACCTACCCAGCCCCGGCAAATATGTATCGCTACAAGGCCGGCATGTGGGGCCGCAACTGCCGCTTGCAAACCTGGGATCCTGGTTGGCCTGGAGCCGCTCCCGACTTTGTTGCAGTCGAGGAGGACTCCGTGAGCGGACCGGTAAAGCTGCTGCGCCTCGACGCCATGCCCACCTATCTGCACCTGCAGGCTTTCGGATCGACCTTCGGCTTCTACTACCTGGCCAGCCACCACATTGACGAGCAAGCATCCAAGACCACGATCAGCCCGGGCGATCGCGATCTGCTCATCTTGAGGGCCCAGGCAGAGGCCATGCGTGAAATGGTGATGCGCAACATCAAGAAACCGGTGCAGCAGCGCGACGGATTGAACTCGGCGCCGAAGAACATGACGCCCTCCGCGTTCTACGACAAGCTCATGGAAGAATGGACGCGCCGCGTCCGGAGGCTGGCAGCATGACCTCGATCAAGATCGAATTGGACCGGGCTATCCTGGGCCAGGTCCCCGGCAAGCTGTCGAACTTCAGCACGGTACTGGATAAGTTCGTGCAGCGTGCCGCCACGGAAGCTGGAAGGACGATGAAACTGGAGGCGCCCAAGGCCCTCACAACCCTGACCAACAGCGTCGTCGTGGAGCGCGAGGCGAGCGGCAGCTATCTCGTCCGCCCGACAGCGAACTACGCAGCCGCCGTGAACGCAGGGGCGCGACCGCACAAGCCCCCTCTGATGCCGCTGGTCCTCTGGCTGAAATACACGAAGCGCGTCAGCGATCAGCACGAGCTGCAGCGGCGCGCGCGTGGGCTGCAGCGCGCCATCGCCCGCAATGGGACCCGTGCCAACCCGTTCCTGCAGCGCACTGCCGCTGCTTCCCAATCACGCGCAATGCAACTGATGCGACAAGGCGTTGCGCAAGCCGCCAGTGAGGCATTCTCGAAATGAGCAACGTCAGTCCCGAAGACAGCCTTCTCAACAGTTTTGCGGTCTCGCTGGCCAATGCCTGGCCCGACCGGCTGGTCACGCGCGCGTTGAAAGACTTTGGTGACCGGAAGCCTGCGGATCTCAAGAAGGGTATTTTTACCGTCATCGCGGATGGCCTGCCTGCTGGCGATCCCGAATTCCAGTTTATGAAGTTCCTGGTCGTGGGCCAGATCGCGGTCGGCGAGAAAGATGGTGGCTTCGCCATTGAGAAAGCTGAACTGAGCATGCACCACCAGGTGCGTACCTTCATTCAACGCATGCTACGTGGTCCGGAGCTGAAGATCGGCCCAGTCGAGCAGTCTGCCCAGCTGGAACAGCCCTACGGCTGGATTTCAATTGCTATTACTGCTGGCCCGTACGATGCCACCGAGCCGCTGACAGAGGATTACCCTCTTGCAGGCCTGACCGACTTCCTTCGCTTCCGCGGGGACATCGACATCGGCCGGCCCCACCAGTCGGGCGAAGTGCACCGACAGTGGTTGGAAGAGCCACCGAATTACCTCAACGGCGCGCCAGACGCGCAACTCGATATCGATTTATCTGGGAGTCCCACATGACCATCAAGAAAATCACGCCCGTTGGCGAAAAAATCATCCCCATGCACGACGGCAATGGAAATCTGCCCGAGGAAGGCAAGAACCTGGTGCTGAACAGCTACTGGTACCGCCTGGAGGCCGACAAGGATGTCTCCTTCGAGGACCCTGACCCGGAGCTGCCAGGCGGCGAAGAGCACCACGCCGAGCAGTAAATATCTGCTGGCCTATCCGCAACCACCAAGGAAACAATCATGACCGACAACGTCAGCTTCCGTGAAATTCAGGACGACCGCCGCGCCCCTGGCGTCCTCATCGAAATCGGCACCGACCGAGCCGACACGGGGCTCCCGGCACTGCCGCACCGCATGGTGATCTTCGGCCAGAAGCTGAGCTCCGGCAACGCGACACCGAACGTCGAGACCCAGATCTTCGGCGAAGCCGATGCCCTGGCGCTGGGTGGCCGCGGATCGCTTGTGCACCAGATGGCCATCGAAGTCTTCAAGGGCTACCCCACCGCGAAGGTCACCGTCGTTGTCGCTGCAGACCTCGCCGGCAGCGCTGCGGCCACCGGTACCATCACCGTCTCCGGCACCGCCCAGGAGAGCGGCGTGATCCCGCTGTACATCGACGGGACACGCGTTCAGATCGGGGTAACCAAAGGAGACACTGCAGCGGTGGTCGCCGGAAATATCGCCACCCAGATCAATGCCAATGGCGACTTGCCCCTCACGGTGCCTGCTGCACCGACCGGCGCGGTGGTCACCATGACCGCCCGACACAAGGGCGAGACGGGCAACGAGCTGGACGCGCGCGCAGCATTCTATGCGGGCGAGAAGCTGCCGGCCGGGATCGCTCTAGCCTTCAGCGGCATGAGCGGCGGCGCCGGCAACCCCGATGTCGGCCCGCTGCTCGGCGCCATCCGTGGCAAGGATCGCCTGCGCCTGGTCTGCCCCTATATCGACTCGGCGAACCTGGCCGCCATCGAGGCAGACTTCGCGAACCGGTATACCGCCGCCAAGCAGCAGGAATCGCACCTCTTCGGCTGCGTCTCCGGCTCCTACGGTACTTACAACACATTCCTGAACAGCAGGAACAGCCCGCACTCCAGTTTCCTCCCGCGCGAGGGGAACATGCTGGCCCCTTGGCGCCTGGCTGCCCGTGCCGCAGCGCTGGCGGCAAAGCGTGGTGCCAGCGATCCCGCTCGCCCCTATACCGACATGGAGATGACGGGCATTCCTGCGCCCGCCGAAGCTGACCGCTTCGACGAAAACACCAAGGAAGTACTGCTCCGCAACGGCGGCTGCAGTTTCCGCTATGGCGATAACGACGGCACCATGCGTATGGAGATCGTCGCCACCACCTACAAGACCACCAGCGCCGGTGCCCCAACCAAGGCCTACTACAAGCTGCAGAGCAAATGGGGCGCGGACTATTTCCGCTTCAGCTGGCGCAACATGATCCTGACCAAATTCCCGGACTACAAGCTGGCCAACGATGGGACGAACTTCGCGTCGGGTCAGGCAATCGTCACGCCCAAGATCCTGACCATGCATACGATTGCGCTGCTGCGTGATCTCGAATTCGCGGGTCAGATCGAGAACGTGGAGCAGACCAAGGCCGCCTTGTTGATGCTGCGCTCCAGCTCGAACGTCAACCAGGTCAACGCCGTTGTCTCGCCGGACCTGGTCAACCAGTTCGACATCTTCGCGGCCCGGGTTCTGTTCATCAACTAGCAATACATCTCGGCGCACGGTGACCACCGTGCGCCCAGCGCATCTTAGGAGATAGAAATGTCGGAAATTCTCTCGCGCCAGAAGATCACGATCGATGGCATCAAGTATTCGACCAAGCCGGGCAGCACGCAGGTTGACGTCGGGGGTGAAGACAACGAGCAGGTCGTCGACGAGGAGGGCAATACCCATACCTCGGGCGTCATGAAGGGCGGATCGATGGAGACCACCATGATTGCCATCGCCGGACTGAAGCTGCGCACCATCCAGGCGGTGCGCAACGCCACCATCGTGATCGAAGGCAACAACGGCCAGGACTACATCATGCGCAACGCGCGCTGCGGTACCGCGCGCGTGATCTCGCAAGGTGAAGTCAAGGCAACTTTTTACGGCGACGTCGAGGAAGTTTAAAAAATGGAAAACACCACCCAGACCACCCTGCACGGCGAATTCAAGCATGGCATGACTGCCGGCAAGCCCAAGAAGACGCACATGGACTTCGTCGTGCGCGAGGCGACCACCATGGACATGCTGGAAGCTGAGATGGAGGCGAGCACCGCGACGCCCCTCAATTTCAACACCCATATGGCCGCGCGCCAGCTGGTCCGCGTGGGCGACTACGAGGGTCCGTTCACCTTCAGCATGGTTGCCAAGCTGCACCGCGAAGACTGGGCCATCCTGCGCAAGGCCATCCTCGAAGTGAACGAAAAGGGGGAAGACGAGCCAGCGGCGGAGCAGACCGACTAAGGGCTGTCCTGCTGCTGGCTAAGGCCACGGGCTGGTCGGAGGCGGAGATACTCTCGATGCCTCTTCCCCGCCTGCGCTTCTACATCAATACCCTGACCACGAAGAAATCATGAGCAACAAGGAAGACATCTACCTCCGGATCAAGGCCGATGACGCCGATGCCTTCCGTGCTGTTCAGGCCTTCGTGGCCAAGACCGGAAAAGAATTCGACAAGCTTCCCAAGTCCATCGGCGCTGTCGACACCTCGGTCGGTCGGCTGACCAACCGGGTCGACCAGATGGGCCGCAGCCGCGGTCCAGATACGCTGAACAAGGGCCTTGCCAAGCTGCCCGATGTGGTGAAGCGCCTGACGGGCGGGATTGATGCCCTCTCCACCAAGGTCGACAAGCTGGGAAACAGCAACGGCCCCGCGGCCCTCTACAAGGACTTGGCCAAGCTACCGACGATGGTCCAGCAACTCGCCGGAAACATCGCAACCTTGTCGGTAAAGGTGGATGACCTCGGCCGCACCAGCGGTGCCAAGCAGGTGGGCCGAGACCTCAACGAAGCGAAGAACCAGGCATCGGCACTCGCGCGGGCACTAGACGGCGTGAAGGCGGCTGGCCGTGCCGCTGGTGCGGTGGTCGCCGGCATCGCTGCCGGTAAGATGGTCGTCCAACCCCACATCGATCGCGCGGTCGACTACGACACCCAGCTCAGCCATTTGGCCAACGTCGCGCTAGCCGACAAATCCGTGGCCGAGCGTATTTCCGGCAAGAGGGACCTGGACTCCACCATCGTTAGCGCTCTGCGCTATGGCGGCGGCACCCGAGAGCAAGGCGTCGAGACCTTGTCACGGATCCTGGGCTCAGGCGTCATCAGTGACGGCGACGCCAAGACGATGCTGCCTTCCGTCATGCGCGGTGCCACCGCCTCCGGTGCGACGCCTGACCAGATCGCCGACATCGGTATCCGCTCTATGCAGAACTTCGGCTTCAAGGCCGAGGACTTGCCGCGAGTACTGGACATGGCGATCAAGTCAGGAAACCTCGGCGGCTTCGAGCTGAAGGACATGGCTAAGTGGCTTCCCGCGCAGATGGCCGAAGCTGCCACCCTGGGCATGAAAGGCGAGCGGGGCCTGGCTCAGCTCCTCGCCCTCAACCAGGCAGCGATTACGACCGCTGGCAGCACTGATGCTGCTGGCAACAACGTGGTGAACCTGCTCTCCAAAATCAACAGTAGCGACACCCAGAACGACTTCAAGAAGCAAGGTATCAACCTGACCGGCAGCTTGCAGGCGGCGGCTGGCCAGGGCATTGATCCCATCACCGCCTTTAGCATGCTGGTGGACAAGGTGATGTCCAAGGACAAGAACTACCTGGCGCTGGAGCAGCGACGGCGCACCACGAGCAATGCCGGCGAGCAGGCCGACATCCTGGAGAAGCAGCTCCAGCTTGCGGAGGGCACGGCTATCGGCAAGGTGCTGCAGGACAGACAGGCGCGCAGCGCGTTCTTGGGATACAAGAAGCAGGCCGATTCCTTCAAGAGCCAGGTGGATGCCACGGTGAACGGCGGTGCCGACGGCACCACGGCGGGGAACTTCGCAGTGATCAGCAGCGGATCGGGCTTCAAGAGGTCGCAAGCGGAGAACGAAACACTCAATGCGCAAAATACGGCGCTGCAGAAGCTGCTCCCCGCTTTGGACCGTTACTGGGAAGGGCTTACGAAGACCGCGCAGGAACACCCTGTGCTGACGGCAGCGATGGAGGGCGGCAAGATTGCGGTCTCTACCTTGGCGGCAAGTGCAGGTGCTGCGGCGGCCGTGCTGGCCCTCTTGGGCCGGAACGCCGGCGCTGCCGCCAGCGTGGCCACCGCCAGTCGTACCGTCGGCGCTGGGGGCATTCCCTTTGGTGGCTTCAAGGGTGCCATGAAGGCGAACGCCGCAGTCGCAGGTGCAGCGACTCTCTTGGACGTCTATGGCATCGCCAGTAACGATCAGCTCACCAGCCAGCAGAAGAAGATTGGCTACACCAGCGCGGCCGGCGGCTTCCTGGGTGGTTTGGGAGGCGCAGCGGCTGGTGCGGCCATTGGCACGATGATCTTCCCTGGCATCGGCACTCTTGGCGGCCTCCTGCTGGGCGGCGCTCTCAGCATGGGCGGCAACTACTTGGGTAGCAAGGCTGGTGAGCTGGCCGGCCAGAGTATGTTCGGCGAGCCTTCAGGTGAGAAAGTCTCCCAAGCCCTTGCCGACAGCATCAAGAGCAATCCCATCCAGGGCCAGCTGGAAATCAAGATCGCCATCGATGACCAGGGACGCGCCTATGTCGCAAACAAAACCTTCCAGGGTCAGAACTTACGCGTCGACACCGGCCCGCTGATGGCGTATTGATTTTCGTCGCGCATCGATATCAAGAAAAGCGAAACTTAAAATTACGGAAAAACGAAACTCGACAAACATCCCCAACGGTGATAATATTTGCGTCCGGTGCGTAGAAAACACCTAAATAACAAGCGGCCTGCCACCCCGACAGCTCGTGGTATTTTTTTCGTCCCTTGATTTTGATCAACGGGCGGGATGCGGCGGCACATACAAGACCCGAAAGGGGAAGAACGTCGGCCGGCTTGTTACGGTTTTCTACCATCCCGCCCACCCGCGTAGAAACGGGTTCCATGAGCCTCAACAAGGAGCAACCATGCCGGCTACCCCAGCATCTGGCAGGCCATCGCCTGCCGATTCGATCCCCGTTTCTAGAAAAATTCTCTCCGACCTTCGAGGTCAGATTGCAGAGGTTCACATCGCTCTCGACAGCCTGGCGATTTTGCTCAGGCGCAGCCAAGACAACGTAGAGCATGGCTCCGGAATTCTCCTCGGAATGTTGGTGGAGAAGCTGGAAAAGGCTGACAGCGACCTGACTCAACTGGCGCTCAGCGGCTAACACCGCCCCCCCTGCCCGTGCATTGACGGAACGGGGAAACTCGACACCACTTCATCGTGCGTGTCGAGATCCCCGTGGACTTCCGAGAAATTCTTCAGCCTGCTTCCTTCCGTGGCATTCCCTTTAAGGTGAAGGCTGCGGAAGTCGCCGTGGGCCGCTCGGTGGTCGTGCACCGCTTTCCCTTCCGCCGTCCATTCGGTGAAGATCTCGGCCAGGACACGACCGAGATCATCGTCGATGGCTTCATCATCGGTGACGAATACCTCAATGGCCGCAACAAGCTGATCAAAGCTCTGCTGCAGCCTGGCGCTGGCACTCTGGTGCATCCCACCTACGGATACCTGGACGTCAAGCTGGTGGACAAGACGCGTCTGCGCGAACAGTTCATCGAGCAGCGCGGCATGGTCAGCTTCTCGCTGAAGTTCATCGAAGACAACGACGAAGACGAACTTCTCTCCCAGGTCGACACACAGCTCGCCGTCGATGCCGCCTGTGATGCGGCCTATGCCTCCCTGGAATCGGATTTCGCCGACAACTTCAGCATCAAGGGCATGCCCGGGTGGTCGATCGAGTCCATCACCAGCGAAATCAAAGCTGCGGCAGATGCGATATCCGACCTGCGCCAGCGGATCAGTTTCAACCTCAGCGGCCTGTCGTCCCTCGTACTGGCCGGAGAACAGCTCAAGTCGAGCCTGGTCGGTCTTCTGGCCACGCCGAATGCCTTGGCGACGGAGTTGGGATCGCTGGTACGCGGGGTCGTCAACCTCTTCGATTTCTCTGCAGCCCAGCAGTCAATATTCGGTGAATCATCCGCCGTGCGGCGCCCTATCAACCAGCTCCTCGGCTTTACGTCGTACGGAGCAACCCGCCCGACGATCGCGGCGACCACGCCCGTTCGCACCCAGCAAGCGGCCAACCAGGCAGCGGTTTTCACTCTCCTGGCCCGCGCTGCAGTCATCGAAGCGACCCGTGCATCCACGTTTGAGATCTTCTCCAGCAAGGATGACGCAGTCGAGCTGCGCGACGCGCTCTATGCTGCCCTGGAGGAGCAAATCCTCGCTGCCTCGGATACCGTCTACCGCCCGCTGCTGGACGTTCGTGCAGCCATGGTGCAGGACATCACCGATCGCGGCGCAGACCTGGCCACCCTCGTTGCTACCACCCTGACCGCATCAATGCCCGCGTCGGTCCTCTCCTATCGCCTGTATCGCAACGTCGTGTACGCCGACGAGCTGGTGGAGCGCAACCAGGCGAGCGCAGAACTGATCCACCCGCTTTTCTTGCCGGCCTCTGTACCTCTGGAGGTGCGCCGTGTCTGATGGTATCGAACTGATCATCGGCAGTGCCGTGTATGGCGGATGGAAGAGCGCCGTGGTGCAGACCGGCCTGGAGCAGTCATCCAGCCGATTCAGTCTCCATGTAGCTAGCCGCTGGTCCGAGAAGGTGGACCGGCGCCGCATCTACGCGGGCGATGCATTCGCCTTGCGGATCGAGGGCGAGACGGTGATGCAAGGCTTCGTTGATGATGCAGAGCCATTCGTGACCGACGAGGACTACGGCATCAATGTCACCGGCAGAGACACTACCGCAGATCTGATTGACTGCTCGGCCATCTACCGCTCTGGACAATGGACCAATGCAAAGCTCGATCGCATCGCCCGCGACGTCGCTAGTCCATTCAACATTCCTGTGGTGGTAGACGTCGACGTCGGTGACCCGTTCCCCAGCTTCAACATCGAGGAAGGGGAGCGAGCCTTCGAAACGCTCGACCGGGCCGCGCGCATGCGAGGCGTCTTGCTTACCACCGATGGCACCGGCCGCCTGATCCTCACCCGAGCCTCAACGGGCGCTGCAGTCGCTAATCTCACCCAGGGTGTTCACCGCATCAAATACGGATCTGTCATCACCTCCTGGAAAGAGCGGTACAGCAAGATCATCGTCAAGGGCCAGGGCAAGGGTAACGACAGCGAGTTTGGCGCGGCGGTCGCGCACGGATCCGCTTTTTCCGTCGACACAGCCATCACTCGCTACAGGCCCCTCGTGGTGATCTCCGAGCAGCATGGAAAAGGCGTCAACTTCCAGGCACGAGCGGAATGGGAGCGCAACATCCGGCGCGGTCGCGGCACGCGCGGCCGATTCATCGTGCAAGGCTGGCGCAACGATGCCGGGAAGGTATGGCGGCCGAACATGCTCGTCAACGTCCAATACCCTGCCTTGGACATCAGCGAGAACCTGCTCGTCGTGAAGCCGGACTTCTTCCTCGACGAGCGTCGAGGAAAGGTTACCGAGCTGCAGTTCGCGCATCCCTCGGCCTTCGAGATCATCGCCGGCGTGAAGGCCACGCGCCTCGGCCGCCGTGCCACCGGTGCCAACGGCATGGAGGTGAATAAGAAGGAGGCGCGTCACCGCGCTAAAAAAGATAAAGATGCAGTGGGCGAGATCGTGACCTTCGAAACCGGCAGCTACATCGGAGGCAAGCATGATCGATGACCTGCGCCGCCTGTTGGACCCACTCCACCGGAAAATTCGTCTGCTGGCGAGCCGTGCAGTGCTCACCGTGCGCAAGAGCAATGCTCTTATGCAGGTGAAGGCCCTTGACAACGAGCCGCGTGAAAACGTGGAGCTCTTCCAGCAGTACGGATTCAGATCTGCTCCGCAAGCCGGCTCGGAGGGGATCCTCATTGCGGTCGGCGGTGTGCGCGACCTGGCCGTCGTTCTTTGCATGGACGACCGCCGTGTGGCCATCGCTATGCAGGCCGGCGAAGTAGCCATGTACACCGACGAAGGCGACTCCATCCATATGAAGCGTGGCCGAATCGTCGAGGTTACGACCGAGACCTTCATTCTCAATGCCAGCAAGAAGGTGATCTTCAATTCGCCTGAGGTGAAGTCCACCGGCACGATCACGGACATGAGCCTCGGCAACAACGTCACCGTCGATCAGCTGCGCCAGCACCAGCTCGCGCACACTCACCATGTGAATGGGACCAACGCAGAGAGCAACCCACCGACGCAGAGGCTGTCATGAGCGATATCGCGACAATCTTCGTCGACTTTACGAGTGGTGCCGACTATGCGCTGGATGGCGTGCTGCTGCAGGATGATGATGGCCTGGTAACGGCGGTGGTCATTTCCTTGTTCACCGATGGTGAGGCCAAGGCTGATGATGTTTTGCCCGATGAGAGCAGCACGGACCGCCGTGGCTTCTGGGGTGACCTGTTCCCGACCGTACAGGGAGACAAAATTGGCTCCCGCCTCTGGCTCAACGTCGCAGCCAAGCAGCTGACATCCGTGCTCCGTGCCGACGAACGGTATGCCGCGGAAGCCCTGCAATGGCTGGTTGACGATGGAATCGCCGAAGGCCTGGAGATCACAGCAACCAACCCGAGAACGGGCGTTCGCCTGCTGGAAGTGAGGATCATGCGGCCTGATGGCAGCACTTTGCGCCTCCAGTTCCAAAGATTGTGGGAAAACACCTATGGCTGACTTCAATATTCCGTCCCTCCGCAAGCTCATCACGGATGCGGAGAGCGACATCCAGGGTGAGCTTCCAGGTACCGATGCCACCTTGCGGCGCCGGAATCTGAATGTACTCGCACGTGTCATGGCTGGATTCACGCATGGCTTGTACGGCTTCATCCGCAATTTTCTGAAGCAGTGCCTACCTTGGAGCAAAGGCTTCTTGCTGCGCCAGTGGGCCGAGATCTGGGGCATCTACCAGGAGCCACCAGTGTCTGCTACAGGCGTGGCTACGTTCCCTGCAGCGGATGGGAAGGGAATCGACTTCGATCAGAGGATGCAATCTGATGCAGGGCTCGAATACGCCGTCGTGGTTGCCGGCATCGCATCCGGCGGGTCCGTGTCGGTTCAAGTCAAAGCGGTGACTGCCGGTACCGCCGGCAACCTCGCGGCAACCTCTAAGCTGACCTTGCTGACCACCGTTGAAGGGGTAACGGCTGAAGGTCTCGTGGGCAGCGACGGTTTGACCGGTGGCCGGGAACAGGAATCTATCGACAGCCTCTGGGCTCGTTTCCTGGAACGTGTCCAGAAGCCTGCCCATGGCGGGAACGCCGATGACTATGTCACATGGGTCAAGGAATCGGGCGTTGGTGCTACCAAAGTGTGGGTGCGCAGCGGCCTAGATGGGCTCGATACCGTACAGGTCTTCTTCATCTGTGAGAACAACGCTGACAGCATCATCCCCTCCCCTGCCTTGGTGGCCCAGGCCCTCGCCTATATCCAGGAACCGAGCCGCAAGCCGGTCGCCGCGTCGGTAGGGGTATATGCACCGACACCGAAGGAGTTCACGCCGACCATCAGGGTGGTACCCAATACGCCAGCAGTGCGCAACGCCGTGCTCCTTCAACTCAACGATCTGATCAACCGAGAACGAGACCTCGGCGGGAAGCTGCTGCGTTCCCATATCGACGAAGAGATCTCCCTGGCCGATGGGGAGACAGATCACACCCTCATTTCACCCACTGGGGATATTCAGTGCGCGGCGAACGAAGTGCTGGTGATGGGCACGCCACAGTGGACCGCCTGAGATGGAAACCAGAAGCCAAGATGAATACACCCAGGCGCATGCGCAGTTCATGCCCACCGGCCTCGCGTGGCCCCGCAAGCGAACATCGGTACTCATGCGCCTGGTGCGGGGACTGTCTGCCGCAGCTCCCCGCGTGGAGTCCTTGCTCAACACCATTGCACGAGAACTCGATTCGCGCAGCGCGAGCATCTTGCTCGGCGACTGGGAAACCTTCACAGGTCTCCCGGATGAATGCACCACTGCAGAGGCCACCGTCTTCGAACGGCGCGCCGCTGTCACTTCCAAGCTTGTCAGCACCGGTGGTGCTAGCGCCGCGTACTTCATTTCCATAGCGGCGGCGATGGAAAGGCCTGGTGCCACAGTCGAAGAGTTCGCAGTTCGTCGCTTCGGCAGCCGATTAGGAACCCGTTACTACGGGATCCAGTGGCGCCACGTATGGCAGATGAATATTCCCGGAAACGGGTATGTACCGAGGAGATTCTCGGATCGCTTCGGCGGCCTCTTCACGCAGAGCAGCAACGGATCTTTGGAGTGCCGCGTGTTGAAACTGAAGCCGGCCCATACCACGGTAATTTTTAACTACGAGGTATAACGATGGACTACCCCCTTAGCCGGGCCAATGCGCTCGGTCTGTATAACGGCAAGTTCACCAATGGCGTTCCGGGGTTACGAGCAGCGTCAGTTGACGATGCTGACTTCATGAATGTGCTGGTGGATTCGCTTCTCGCGGTACAGACCGCTTCCGGACAGACTCATGCTGAAAGCGACACCGGCCAGCTGGTGAAGGCGATTCTTCGCCTGATTCAGCGCCAAGTGACGCTGACTGACAACGGGGCGGCCGCGAACGTGTACAGCGCAGTCAATGATATTCCAATCGTCAACCAGACACTCACTACTGGACTGGAACAGCGCCTGATTATTGCTCACACCAATACTGGAGCGAGCACGTATGCACCAGATGGCTTGGCTGCGAAGCCCATTTACGGCATGGGAATGCTACCGCTACAGGGAGGAGAGTTGCAGGCGGGCGGAATCGCGACGCTCATCTATTCCGCCACCGCGAATAGCAATAGCGGCGCATGGATTCTCATCGGTGCGGCGGGTGGCGCGCCGCAGATACCCGCAGCAACCCAAAGTGCGCAAGCGCTGCAGTATGGACAGGCGCTTGGTTTTGCCCAGACGTATCAATTCCCTTCCCGAGCTGCAGGCGTTACCTACTACAACACCACGACCAGGCCTATTTTTGTCTCGGTCACCTGCGTGACGACCAATGACACTAGCGGCGGCAATGTGCAGTTGATTGTGAACGGCCAAGCTGTTGGAGGAGTGAACGGTTCGCAAGTCACTAACGGGCAAGGCTTCGGCACTGTCGCGATTGTCCCGCCCGGAGCAAGCTACCGGCTCGCTCTAGGCGGTTTCGCCATCTTGAGTAGCTGGACCGAACTTCGGAAGGACTGAAAACATGCAGAAATACATCGACCAAGAGGGGCAGATCCACGAACTGGATAGTGACGAATTCGAGCATCTACTGCCCGAAGGCTGCACGAAGATCGACGAGCAGACCGCCAAGGAACTGCTGGCACCCTCCCCGACTGAGCTGTGGCGACGCCTCCAAGCAGATGCACGAAGCGCCTTAGCTGCGAATGATTTAGTGGCGATTCGTTGCATTAAGGCCGCTGTCGAATACCCGACCGCCTGGCGTGACTATGACACGGCATTACGGCTTATCGTCGCCACCGAACAAGGGGACGCTGCCACAGGCTTACCTCAGCAGCCTGAGTACCCTCCCGGATCGTAACGAAGAAACACCGATCGGAAACCCTGGCGACTGACCATCAATAAGGACGACGAATGTCTGAAGAACAATTCCAAACTCGCGGCCGCCGGCTGTTTGACACAACCATCAACGTGCAATCTGCTGTCGGGGCCTTCGCTGGCGCAGCTGCTGCATGCGCCCTGGGTTACTTCACTCTGGTGAGCCGTGTTGAGAAGCTGGAGGGAAAAGATATCGTGCATGAAGACCGCATGAGCCGGATCGAAGTTGGCATGCGCGAACAGCGCAGCGAAACGAATCAGCAGCTCAGGGAAATCAAGGACGGCCAGAAGGAGCAAAGCGAAAAGATCGACAAGCTCCGCGACCTGATGATTCAAAACAGCCCCATGGGGCGTCAAGACATGAGGAGGTGGGTGAAATGAAGTCAATTTTTGCAGCTGAATGGGCCGCTATTCGCACCTGGTGGTCGGTATGGATTGGCGCTATCTCAGCGGTCATCGTGACGGCCGTACCCATCATTGCCGATCACTGGCCCGATGTCGCTCCCGGCTTCGTCGCTCTCTTCCCGAGGCACGGCGAGCAGGTAGCGCCGGTGATCGGCCTGCTGCTGACTCTCGCCGCACGGCTGATTAGCCAGCGTGCGGTCCTCGATCAAGTGCGCAAGATTTTCAACAAGAAGGAGCAGAGCGATGGCAAATCAGAAACTTAGCGAGATCCTGGCCCTGGCCATCCGACCGGCGCTTTCGCTGTTACCTCCCGGCCTGAACTCCATCGAGGCACTGGTCATGCTGCTGGCCATCGGCCTCCAGGAGTCCCGCTTCGAAGCTCGGCGCCAGATGGGGAATGGACCGGCGCGCAGCTTCTGGCAGTTTGAGCTGGGCACTAAGGAAAGCCGCGGGGGTGTCTGGGGCGTCTATCTCCACGGCGCCAGCAGGCCACTCCTGGAGCGATTGTGTGCAGTGCTGAAGGTGCCTTTCACTCCACAGGCCATCTATGCAGCCATGGAGCACAACGACATCCTGGCGGCCGGCGTGGCGAGGCTGATGCTATTCACGGATGCGCAGCGATTGCCAGCAGCAAATGACGCCGATGCGGCTTGGGCTGCTTACCTCCGGATCTGGAGACCGGGGAAGCCGCGACCGGAGACTTGGCCGGCATACCACGCGCAGGCGCTGCAGGAGGTCGTCGGATGAAAAACCTGTCCCCGATCCTGCGCGAGCTGGGTGCTGGTCGCCTGTCATTCTGGTGCCCAGGCTGCAACGATGCGCATCAGATCCTCTATGGCACCGGTCCAGGGCCGCGGTGGGGGTACAACGGCCACGTAGACCTGCCCACCTTCACACCCAGCATCAAGGTGACCTGGCGGGAACCGAGTGACAATCCGGCTGAGCAGCTGGACGACAGCAAGGACATCGAGAAATGCTGCCATTCATTCGTGACGAATGGCCAGATCGAGTTCCTGCCGGACTGCACGCATGAGCTGGCCGGGAAGACCGTGCCCCTCCCTTCTTTTCCACTCGGATGGGGAACATCATGACCATCACCGTAATTCTCCAGATCCTCTCCCTGGTCGCTGGCGTCGCTGGTGCACTGTTCGGATATGTACGGCACCAGCAGGCGAAAGCGACTCAGGCTACGGCAACTGCCCGCGTCTCCGAACTGGAGAAGGACGAGGCAAAAGCGGATGCAGCGGCCGCAACTGCCCGCGTTGACGCTGTAGCCGTACGGCAGCAAGTAGAGACCCAGAACGCAGCCAAATCACCACAGGAGGTGCAACGTGAAATGGACCAATGGCGCATGTAGCGCACTGATCGTAGGAATGGCACTGGCAGCATGCACGACCGCGGCGCCACAGCAGACGCCGGTGGCGATTACCCGGACGATCGACACCTCCTGCGATCTGTTCAAGCCGATTTACCCAGCATGCAATGACGTCGTGGCGGACACCACGGCGCGCCAGATCGTCGACCACAACCAGGTCGGTGCCGCGCACTGCGGCTGGAGACCCCCTGCCGGCACTCGCTGTACAGCGCCGGCGGGCAAGTAAGCGATCCCCTATCAGCCCAACAAGGAAAATCAAATGCCAAGCCCTGATATTGCAAATGGAGTGTTGAAAGGAACGCTCGATTCGACGGGAGTCAAACTGTTATCGGTCTCGCCTTCCAGCCGCGTGAACCTGACAGCCGTCCTCAAGAGCAGCACCACCGCAACCCGCAAGATCGAGCTGTCAGCCGATGGCGGCGATGAGTTCTTCCCCGTCGACTACGATGTCAGTACCAACACGATGTTGGTGCTGGCCATCGGCACTCCGATCTCACATATTCGTTTCTCCGGCGCTGCAGGCGATACATGGAGCGTGCGATGAGCTTCCCCGCCAAAGCCAGTGCCCTCACACTCGATCTGATCGATAACGGAGGCTCAGTCCTCGCGGTCATTCCCAAAGGCTTGATCTATACCACTCTGCAATGGTCCCGCGTGGACAGCAACGGCGCGTCCTCCGACATCGCCGGCGCAGCTGGGAATGCAAATCCCTACATCAAGACCGCCGCGGATCGAGGATACGACCTCTCAGCTCGGGTGACTGGGGTTTCGATCGGTAGCCGCAAGACCTTGAAGATATCGGCGATTGCGCCCGGGGCACCGATCAACGTCGTCGCGTCACCGGGCGATGGATCGGTACTCGCAACATTTAATGCCCCTTCGGATAATGGCGGCAGTCCGGTCACGGACTACCAAATGACCGTCTTCCGCGCATCAGACAATTCAGTGCTGGGAGCGGCGAATGGAAGCGCCAGCCCTCTGACTTTGACAGGACTGACCAACACCGACGCAGTCTACGTGAAGGTCTCAGCCAAAAATTCAGCCGTGGCAGCGTATGGCACACAATCGGCAGCGTCCAACGTCGTCAAGCCGAATCCCAAGCAGCTGTTGCAAGTTGCAACTCGCTGCAGTTATCCAACCACACGAAGCTACACACAGATTCAGAGCCGTGTCGAGATGACAGCAATGGACACACTCCTGAACGGTCTGCAGGTTGGATTCGACAATTCTTACAGTCGCCTTGAGACGGCAAATTCAAGCACAGTTACGATTCGCGCCGCGATCGAATTCCCGATCGGGTCAGGAGTATTGCAACACTTTCAGTTCTCAGGCGCGGTTCGTGGCGTCATGGCGCCCGGCGGGAAGATTTTGTCCGATGCCTTGAATCTAGCCGCCCCCATACCATTCGGCTCCAAGTTCTGGATGTGGATTTACGGCGATGCCGGCTCTGGCGGCCAGCTCTGCATGACGCGTGGCTCCAGCGTTAACTGGACGCGCGATTTCACGCATGACATGACGTTCGGATCTACCACAAACTCCAGCACTACCAGCATCGACTACATGGATGCATCGGCTGCTGCCCGCGCTGCGCTCGTGGATAACGTGATTTGGCTGGGCACCGGCTTTGGCCTCAAGCCGACTTGCCTGATCGCTCCTACGAGCCGCCGCAATTCGGTGGCTCTCATCGGCGATTCTCGCGGGGCTCCGGAGTCTGGCGACATTTCCCGGACGCCCGACCTCCTGGTCGGCGCACTGGAACGCATCTTCGGCTCCACCAATGCCTTCATCAATCTCTCCGAGTCGAACGACCGGATGGAGTATTTCACTGGAACTACTTCTTGGGATAAACGGAAGGCATACCTGCAATACTGCGCGGGTGTTGTCAACGGCATGGGGACCAACGATGCACCGGCAAGCGATGCCTCTTCCATCATCACGAAGGAGCAGGCGTTCCTCAGCCACCCGAGCATTGCGGGCAAGCGCATTGCCGGTGTCACCATCCCCAACCGCACCAGCTCGACCGACCAGTGGACGACCATCGCGGGGCAGTCATTCCAAGGAGGTGGTGCTCCTGCTATTGCAGCGCTTAACCCGTGGCGTCGGAACTCTTCGGCCTACGCCCGGATGTTCGACGTGTACGCGGCCCTCTGCGACGCTGCTACGGGCTTCTGGAAGGTCGCGCCCAACGGTCGATCCCTGACGGTAAGCATCACCGCAGGCTCGGGCACAGTCAACGTTACCGGGGGGACTGTATCGGCGGCCGACACTGACCACCTGATCTACATTCCTGGCGCTGGCACATCGGGCGCGAGCCTCGTGGTGCTCGCCACCTACGTGAACGCTAACACGCTGTCTATTCGCAGCGCTCCGGGTGGTAGCGCGACGACTGCTGGAACTACGGTGTCCAATGTGACCGCCTACATGGGTTGCCAGGAATACACCATCGATGGCCTGCATGAGAGCTTCGGCGCAGGGACTGCACAAGCAGCGCTGGCCGAAACGTCGTCGTTTGTTGAGGCGTAGTTCTCTAGACATCGCACAGCGTAGCGTTTCGCAGGTCTTAGAGTGCCCGCTTCTGATTGGAAACGGGCACTTTTATTTCAGCTTGCCATATCCGAGTTCTGCCATTGATAGAACGACTTGGCTTACGGCCTGGCGCTTATCAGCAGACATGCTGCGATAGCTGCTGAGCAGGGCCCTTTCGTCTGGCGTTGACACTGCTCGATCGCCTTTCGCAAGATTCTCGAAAAGCTTACCTGCATGCGCATATTGGACTGCGTGAGGGATAAGCGCCGATGGCGAAGAGAAGAGGAAGTAAGAGCCAAGCTTTCCCGCCTCTAGGTCCCTCATCATGTCGCTGCCGATCTGCAGAACTCTGTGAATTCCGAACGCAGTTGCTCGTGCGATCGTGCGTGCCCCCAGCACACCGCACACAATCTCAACGAGGCGATAGTTGATATCGCGATACTTCTGATGGCCAGCGCTGTCTTTGCCGTCCTTGACCTGCACCTGTGCCGGCTGGCTGAGCACTATGGCCACACGGCTTTCATCGGTGATCACATCTATTTCCCACTGCTCGACAAGGAGTTCGTCGAGCAGCTCGTGCGCAGATTCGTCACATAGGCACGCATTGACAGAGAACGGACTTCCCCGTCCCTCCAGCAGCCAGTCGGTACGCACATTCTCGACGCGGTGAAGGTGCGCCAGCGACTCATACGAGAGGCCATTCCCCTTCATCACGTTCTCGATGCTGATCTTTGGCAGGCCGATGGACTTGGCCCAGCCGTGGAGCGCTCTTCCCGCTGCAAGGAATTCAAGGCGTTGTGCGAGCGGGGAAAGTTCTTTGTTCATAGGCGGATAAAACTCTTGCAATTCCTAGATTTAGGAATACAATTCATACAAATAGGAGTCTTAAAGATTTTTGAGGAATCTTTAAGACATGGGGCGGGCTGAGTATAGCAAACGGGGCTATCGAAATATGAGCAAGTCAGCGGTAAATAGGGGCAAAAAAGTCGCGCAGAGCGCAAAACCTGACTTTGTGATGATCACCTTCGGTGTTCGTCACCGCAGTTTGGGAAAACAATTCTTCAATCTCCTTTCGAGCACCGATCAGAGCGCATCGGGTCTCGCCCGTGATCTCATCGCACGCGGGATGAAAAACTATCCGAAGTAACCGGCCTGCCGCCCCTTCCACGGGGCGGCAGGCTTTTCTTTTTCTCGCTGGATGGACGCTCCAGCACACCATCAGTGTGCCGGAGTCCAGCAATAGCGGTTTATTAATCTTTCGCTGGAATTCATATGTCGCACAAACCTTTGTTTGATGTGCAGGAGGCTTTTCGCGCCATCGTTTTAGAACATGGCGTGCCAAAGCTTGCCAACCTGATGGGGATGCCGGTCGGCTCCCTCTACAACAAGGCCAACTCCAACGAGACCAACAAGCAGAAGCCGACATTGGCCGATGCCCTTTTGGTCCAGGTCCTCACAAAAGACCATCGCATCGTGGAGGCCATGGCCGCCACGCTCGGCGGTGTGTTCATCCGCTTGCCCATCGATGAGACGGTCTCTGACGAGGCCCTCCTGGATGTGATGTTGGAGCTGGGCGCCAAATCCGGTGAGTTCCACCAGGAGATCAAAGACGCCCTGGAGGACGGTCGCATCAAGCCTGACGAGCACCAGCGCATAGCAAAGCGCGGATGGAGCTACATCCGCGCAGTCATGGAATGCGTAAGCCGCATCGAGGGCATGGTCGATGACAAATGATCGCCGCCCGCCACCATCGCTGCGCCGCCTCGGGGTCACTCGCATCGAGCACCAGATCCCGGCCGGCAAAGCCGTCGATATCTCCGCGATCTTCCTGGCCCTTTTCAAGAGCCAGCTCATGAAACAGGTTTTCACCGAGAAGGCCCGCCATGAAGAGACCCGACCCGAGGCAGCGCTCGCTGCACCTGCAGATCAACCTGCGCCCACCGACGGAAGCAGAGCTGCGAGCAGCGTACGACGCCTGCGTGTTCGACAAGCAGCGCCTGCCCTTCGAGGCGGCGTTGGAGCACCGGTCGATATCGCTGGCCCTTAAAAATTTCGCCCAAGCGGCACAACTCCGGAGGAGAACTTCATGAACGAGAACAACAGCGACGGAAAGACCAAGCCGATCGACTGGCTTTCAGCCCTGGTGGCGGTGCTCCTGTTCATCACCATCGCTGGCCTGCTGGACGGCACTTTCTAACCCCACCCGCGCTGGGGAGCGCGGGCCACCCATACGCATGGAGAACCACATGCTGCGATACCTGACACCAGAAGAACGAAAGCGGCTTTTCAAGGCTGCTGGGCAGTCCAATGACATCTACGCCCGCCGCGACAGCGCCATCATTCGCGGCCTCTACTTCTCCGCCGAGCGCGTGGGGGAGTTCGCCCTGATGACGGTGGGCGATGCTGAAGCGGCCCTGGCCGATAAGTACCACTTCATCCCGAAGGAGAACCGCAAGGGCGGCAAGCGCGATCACAGCGTGTACGTCACCTTGGGGCTTTCGAAGGCACTGCGCGACCTCTTGGAGATCCGGATCCTGATCACCGGCGAGGAGAAACCTGCCAAGACCGCCCCGCTCCTGGTGAGCCGTCAAAGCACTGACCGGCCGATGACGGTGCGCTCGATCGAGCTGCGCCTGAAGAAGTGGGCGATCGCCGCCGGCCTCACTGACAAGTTCAGCCCCCACTGGCTGCGCCATACGCGCGCCATCGACATCATGCGCCGGAGCAAGGCCGCTGACCCACGCGGCGTCGTAAAGGCTGCTCTCGGCCATAACTCCATCGCCTCGACCGGGGTGTACACCGGCGTCCTGCGTGAGGATGTTGAGAACACCCTCGACGACCTGGACCGCCATCAGGGCAACCGTATCACCCGCGCCGAGCTGCGCCGCCGCTTCGATCGGAGACACAACGATGACTGACCTTCTCGGGCTGCTGGTCCAGTGCTGGATCCTCGCAACCAGCGCCGGCTCCGTGCTCTACATGACCCGTGGTGGCGAAGAGAACCGCCGCCTTGGGTGCTTCATCGGCCTGGCGGGCCAGCCCTGCTGGTTCATGGAGACCTTTTCGTCGCACCAGTGGGGCATGTTCCTGCTGGCCATTTTCTTGTCGTATCGCTACCTGCGCGGCCTCTGGGCGCGCCCTCTTTCTGGAGTTTGACTATGACTGCCGTATCTCACGAGATCAAGCCGATCTATGGCTTGCCCCTGAAGGCCGAGGCGATCGCGCCCCGCAACCTTGTCCCTGCCCGCGTGACTATCATGCTGCACAACGATGGGCTCTTCGCTACCTCCAGCCTCAACGCCGACCAAGCGCGCGAGCTGGCCGCCGCTCTCATGAGCATGGCCCTCGCCGTCGACAAGATGAACAAGTGGCGCGTCAGCAGTCTCGTGGAGGCCTCGCAATGACCTATCGCATTGGCGTCCTGCTCGTCATCAGCAAGCGCAGCATGCTCTTGCGCCTCCTCGGTGCCTGGCTTGCCGGGGTCCTGTCCGCCTTCGTGCTGGCCGGCATGCTGCCGGCGCAGCACATTCAGACCTCGTCCGCGCGCAGCAGCTCGATCAAGCCCAGTTCCTGGTGCGCCCGACCGCCGGCGCCCTCCTCGATCACCAGCAATTCCATCTGACCTACCGAGATCCCAAATGAAACCGAACTCGATCTATACCACCCTCGGCAACTACGTGAGCCTCACTGAGGCCACGCCAGCCGACATCCACATCGTCGACATCGCGCATGCGCTGTCCCAGATCTGCCGCTTCGGCGGCCACACTCGCCAGTTCTACTCGGTGGCACAGCACAGCGTCGGCGTGGCCGACCTGCTGCCCAAGGAGCTGAAGCTCTATGGCCTGCTGCACGACTCGGGCGAGGCCTACCTGGGCGACATGGTGCAGCCCCTGAAGTGCATGCCGCACAACAGCGAGAACCGCGAGCTGGAGGTCGGCATGCTGGCGAAGATCCACATCGCCTTCGGCCTCGATCCTTATCCATCGTCGGCGGCAGCAGCGGCGATTCACGAAGCGGACCTCGTGATGCTAGCTACCGAACGGCGTGACCTCCTGGCACCGGATAGCGCACCTTGGGCGGCCCTTGCCGGGATATCGGCCCGCCGCGCTCCCATCACCCCCAAGCTCCCCTTGTCGGCAGAGGCTGAGTTCCTCCGTCGCTTCAAGGAAGTCACCGGCCAACTCTGAGGACCTGTCCATGAAGCGAGATATTTTCAGCGGCAACAAAGATGACATCCGCGAGGTGCGCCACTTCCACCTCTTCGGTGCTATCGGTGGAGGCGCGCGTGGCTTCAGCCGGGCCAGCGCCCGCGTGGGAAACATGGTGGCCAAGTTCCGCTGCATTGGTAGCGTGGATGTGGATGCTGCAGCGAACCGCGATTTCGGCCGCCTGGTGGGCGTGCCGGCCACGACCTTGGACTTGTTCGACCTAGACCAGTACCTGGCCTTCCACGGTCATATGCCGCCGCCTGGCTGGCGTGAAGCCCTCCCCGTCGACATCTGCCGCGCTGCCGGCGGCGAGCGCCCGCATATCGTGTTCCTGTCCGCACCGTGCAAGGGCTTCTCCGGCCTGCTGGCCGAGGGCAAGAGCAAGACCGACAAGTACCAGGCCCTCAACCGCCTGACCCTGCGCGGCGTCTGGCTCATGCTGGAAGCCTGGGCAGATGATCCGCCGGAGCTGATCATCTTCGAGAACGTGCCGCGCATCGCCACGCGCGGCCGTCACTTGCTGGACCAGATCGTCTCGCTGCTGCGCCGATACGGCTACGCGACCGCTGAGACCACTCACGACTGCGGCGAGATCGGCGGCCTGGCCCAGAGCCGGAAGCGCTTCCTGCTGGTCGGACGCCACATGGCCAAGGTGCCGAACTTCCTCTACGAACCGCCGAAGCGCAGCCTGCTGGCGGTGGGCGATATCCTGGGCCGCATGCCGCTGCCCGGCGACCCGGCCGGCGGCCCGATGCACCGCATCCCCGCGCTGCAGTGGAAGACCTGGGTGCGCTTGGCGTTCGTGGAGGCCGGCAAGGACTGGCGCAGTCTGAACCGCCTGGCGATCGAGGACGGACACCTGCGGGATTACCTGATCGTGCCCGAGTATCACAACGGATTCATGGGTGTGCGCAGCTGGGAAGAGCCCACCGGTACCGTGGCCGGCCGCTCCAATCCCAGCAACGGGACATTCTCGGTAGCCGACCCGCGCGCGGCCGCCGGTGCCGCTGAGTACCAGCAGTATGGCGTACTGGACTGGCGCGAGTCGTCTGGCGCGGTGATCGGTGTCAAGTCTCCGGGCCAGGGCACCTTCTCGGTGGCCGATCCACGTGCCGGCGACATCGATACCACGCACAAGAACGTCTATCGGGTGGTGGAATGGGACCGTGCGGCTGGCACGGTGACTTCCGGGCATGGCCCCAGCTCGGGCGGCCAATCTGTGGCCGACCCGCGCCACAGCGGACCTGCGAAGCACTCCAACGAGTTCCGCATCGCCGAATGGGACAAGGCCGCCTGCGCAGTAACCAGTGCCCACGGCACTGGCCAGGCTGTCGCAGATCCTCGGCGCGCCGGCGAGTCGTTCGGAAAATATGGCGTCACGCCTTGGAAGGACCCGGCCGGTACCGTGATCAGCGGCAGCACCACGGGCCAGGGTGCCTTTGCGGTGGCGGATCCGCGTGCTGCACGCGAGGGAAAGCTGTTCAGCAAGTATCCGGTGGCGCAGTGGGTTGGCGCGAGCGGTACCGTGATCGGCGGCGATGACACCGGCGCGTACGCGATTGCCGACCCGCGCCCGGCAGGCATCCCACAGAAGGGGGACCACTACCTCACCGGTGGCCACTATGGCGTGCTGCCCATGGATGCGCACTCGGGTGCCGTGGCCTCGGCGGCCAGTTACGACAACGGCCGCTGGTCGGTCGCTGATCCGCGCATGCCGGCGGCGGCCGACAAGCTGGTCTGCGTCATCCGTGCGCTGGACGGCACTTGGCACCGTCCCTTCACTACCCTGGAGCTGGCCGCACTGCAGTCGCTGGTGGACCCGGAGGAGATGCTGGAGCTGGACGGCCTGTCGGATCAAGCTTGGCGCGAGCGCATCGGGAACGCTGTCCCCCCGGCTGCGGCCGAGGCCATCGCTTCCGAGATGGGCCGCACCTTGCTCCTGGCCTGGTCCGGCGAGACCTTCCAACTGAGTGCAGCGCCAATCTGGGTGCGGCCGGTGGCCGTGGCTATGAACCTCACACAGGGAGACCAAGCATGATCCACGTCCGCATCGAAATGTGGCCTCTGGGCGACCAGTCGAAGGCGCGTCACATGGGAACCATCGAGATCGCCAACGATGGTACCGGCACGCGGGAAGAGGGTAATTACAAGGTTCGCCTCTCACGCATGGACAGCCCGACGCGCGCCTGGAAGTCCCTCGCTATCAAGAGCTTCAACCGTGTGACGCGCGGTCCGCATGACCTATTACTCCTCGCCCTCTTGAGTGGAGTCGGCCAGCGCAACAAGCGCCTGATCGATCAACTGAAGGAGGAGTATGGCGAGACGCCTGCAGAGGATGGCTTGACGGCGGCTGACTACGAGGAGGTATTGGCCGACCACCGCCGCCTGGTGCGCGAGATCGATGTGCTACTGAATGGGGAGGCAGGCGCCGCCAAGCAGGCAAGTCTGTGCGATATCGTCGCGCAGCTGCGACATTCGAGCCGCGGCCGAAAAGACGACGAGACCCCACCACCACCAGGGCCGGTTCCTGTAGATCAGGCAGCGCATCGTGCGACGCTTCAGTACGTCGCAATGGGCGATACCGTCATTGACCAGATTGCGGCCACCGCCAACCGGCAGACCATTTACCGAATGTTCGGGCGCGATGAGACTTTGGCATTCGTGCGGGCGGTCGAATTTGAGGTGCTGGCACGCTGCTGCGCCTCCCCCTCGCCAGCCGTGGCGCAGCCGGTGGCCGTGGCCAAGAACCTCGCGCAGGGGGCAGATCATGGTTGCGCAACTTGAACTGTTCCAACGGCCTCCTGCGCGCGACAGCCGCGATATCGCGAGAGAGAAAGCCTTCTCGATCGAGGTCGAGCAGGAAATCCTCACGGTTTTTTCCTCCCGAGCGGAAGAGTGGTTGTCCTATAGCGATTTCCGAGAGCTGATCGACAAGCACAAGATCCATTCTTGGTTGGGGCACGTGCTGCATCGCATCGCGCGGGAGGGGAAGCTCGAAACGTCACGGCTGTACTACGGCGCCGAGTGGCCCGGGGATCCAGACTATCGCGGCTTCGATGATAGGTACAAATGGCCAGAGGGAAACACCAAATGATCGCCACCTCCCTGAACCTTCGCTCCCTCATGGAGGAGCTACGCGTCAGTGTCGTTCCATCCTTTGGGGCGGGCTGGGAAGTGGCGATCTACTGTGACGCGGCGGAGCCGCAGGCCTGGGGCGAGGGGGAAACGCTGCTGGCCGCAGTGAACGCAGCCCTGGATGACATGCAAGAGGATCCAGACATGGAGGGGCACCTCTCTCCCGACGTCTGGGCCCGCATCAACGGATATAGATAAAAAAGATGGCATCAATCGAAGAACTTCGGAACCGCATTGACCTCCACGACCTGGCCGAAAGGCTGGGACTGAAGCGAGGGAAAGGCGGCAACGCGAACTACCACAGCCCGCACCATGAGGACAAATCACCATCCATCGGCATTGCGAAGGATGGCCGGAGCTTCCGCGATTACAGTGCGGAAGGCCAGCCGCACGCACGCGGTTCCTGCGTCGACCTGGTCATGTGGGTCCTCGGCATCACGGAAGTCAGCGAGGCCATGCGATGGCTTCATGACCAATATGGGATCCCGACCGAGCGCCGAGTCAAGAACACCCAGGAGGCGCGCGAGAAAAGCCTCGTGGAGCACATCGCTGATAAGTGCTTCGCCGAGGCAGCCCAGGTGCGTGAATACCTCACCAGCCGCGGCATTGCCGACAAGGTGATAGACAAGGCCATCAGCCGCAAGACTCTGGGCTTCAACAACTACGTCTCTCCTTCGAGGCCCTCTGGAGAGGTTGGCCACGGCGGCCCTGCTGCAGCCTTCATCATCCGCGACCAGCACACCGATCAGGTACGTGCCGTCGACCTCCGTTACCTGGATCCCGATATCAATGGAGGCGTGAAGACGCAGTCCCAGGGTGAGAAGGATGGCGTCTTGTGGTGCAGCGACTGGCGCCGCCTGAAGCTCGCCCGGAATGTCTTCATCGTCGAGTCTGCGATCAACTGCCTGTCGATCGAGACTGCTGACGAGCATGCTTTCGCCATCGCGCTTCGCGGCCTGGGCAACGTCGACCACGTAGACTGGACTTTCCTGCGCGGTAAGCAGGTGGTGCTCTGCCTGGACAACGATGCACCGTTTGAATCGAACCATAAGCTCGCCGGACATCGACCCGGGCCCGAGGCAGCGTGGCGTCTCGTGGAGCGCTTGGTGGCCCTGAATATCGGCGTGATGCTGGTTGACCAGGCCGACTGGAAGGATGAGAACGATGAGCCCATCAACGATGTCAACGACATGCTGAAGGAGCTAGGCCCGGAGAAGCTACGGGCGGCCCTCGATAAGCACGAATACTGGCTGATCCCTGGGCTGTCGGGCGAGGTCGGGACGCCAGGCATCAAACGTGTCTACCTGCCTGCACACGATTTCGCGCAGTACTGGAAATTCCGTGTCCGGAAGGATTTCACCAGCTACATCGCCAAGATGGAGGAGAAGGAAGGCGAAGACGGCATGATCAAGACCCCGATCATGGTGGATCTGGCGGGCTTCCGCGTGGCCTCGATATCCCGCGTTTCTGTGGCCAGCGCCACCGCAACCATGACCGGAGATCCTGACCAGCAGCCCCAGGTCTATTTCGCTGTGTCGGTGCAGACGCCACGGCATGGTCCGGTGCTGCAGCGGCGCGTCATGTTGGACGAGCAGCTCCACAACGTCGACGGATGGAAGAAGTTCGGCCCGGTCTGGAACAGCGGAGCCTTCTCGCGCATGGTGAACATCCTGGAGCGCACTGCGGACCTGGGCGCAAGGCAGGCGGCGAACTTCGTAGGGGTGGCCTGGCGCGATGGCCAACTCATCGTCAATGAGGGGCCGGACTGCTATTTCACCGAACCCGAGAAGCAATGCCCGTATCACAACCTCACTTTCCCGACCGGAGGTGAGCGAGAGGCTCGTCAAGTGATCGGGGCCTTCCAGGAGACCTTCAAGAGCAATGCCGCTCTCTTCCCATTGGTGTGGGGTCTGGGCGCGCACCTGAAGGTTTTGCTGGGCTTCTGGCCGCACATGATGATTCAGTCCGACAAGGGCAGCGGCAAATCCACCTTGATCAAGCGCTTGGAGCGCGCCATCGGCATGACCATGCTGTCGGGCCAATCCCTGACCACGGAATTCCGGCTGTTGACCTCAATCAGCCACACGTCTCATCCGATCGGATGGGAGGAACTCTCCGCCCGCCGGCAGGAAGTCATCGACAAGGCGGTGGGCATGCTGCAGGAGAACTATCAGTACACCGTAACGCGCCGCGGTGCCGAGATGACGGAATACCTGCTCTCAGCGCCTGTGCTGCTTGCCGGCGAGGATGTCCCTGTACGCTCGCTCCTGGGCAAGATCATCCGTACGGACCTCACCGGTAAGAAGGGGCCGCTGCTGCCTGACGATCTGCCTCGCTTCCCTGTGCGTGCATGGCTGGAATACATCACCCGGCTACCGAAGAAGGTGGTGCTCGACAAGTACCGCGAGGTGCGCGCGACCTTCTTGGACGCATCGATCGCCAGCGGATCGGACAGCGGCGCCCTCCGCATGTCGGGCAACTACGCTGCGTTGTACCTCGCCTGGATCTACCTGTGCGACTTTGCCGGCATTGACACCGCCCAGGGCGAATTCGATAGCGACCTGTTGACCGAGATGAACAGCCACATAGGCGAGACCAGCGCCGATCGTGAGCCTTGGGTATGGATCATGGAGACAGCGCTGTCCGAGATAGCGGCGGGCCGCTTCTCATACCCGCACTATTGGGATCGCGATCACCAAGAAGGGGGAGCCCTTCTGGTCCGGACAAGCCACATCATGGACCACCTGTCTACAAGCCCGGCACTTCGCGAAAAATGGAACGGTCTGCCTGTCAAAAGCGATCGCGTCTTCAAGAAGCAAATGGAGAACGCCGGCATCATCGATGGATCCGCAGAGCGCACGATCCACGGCCGCCGGGTATCCAACCTTCAAGTACTCCCGCTGGAAAGACTGCTGCGCTATGGCCTGCACGGAGCCCCTCGCATCGAGCCCGCATGACCGTATCTCGCCCGGCCACCTGGTCGGGCATTTCCTCACCCCACTATAGGACGCATATGAAGGCTTTATCCATCCGCCAGCCGTGGGCTTGGCTCATCCTTAACGCCGAACACTACGCGCAGCCGAAGCGCATCGAGAACCGCACTTGGCGCGCCAAGCACCGGGGGCCGCTGCTGATACATGCCGCTGGCCAGTACGACCATGAAGGCCACAGGGCGATCTTGAAGGCGCGCCCGGATCTGGTCCACGTGATCCCTACGGAAGACCTGATCGGCCGCGGCGGCCTCGTGGGCATCGTAGAGATGGTGGACTGCATAGATGACAGCAACTCGCCCTGGTTCTTCGGCCCGCATGGTTTCGTGCTGGCCAGGCCAGCGTCGTTTCCATTCATCCCCATGCCCGGCAAGCTCGGCCTCTTCGACGTCGCCGAGGACCTGATCCTGCAGCGCGTGTCGCCCCATCTTCCAGCCTGGCCAGGACTCCCTCGGCCGCAGGCCGCTGATCAGGATATCGGCCGCCCGGACCCGTTCGCCTCGCCTGTTCCCCCGTTCCCCCTCAGCAAGGAACCGGGCTCAGGGAAAACCTCGACGAAGAGAGCCAGGGGGCCGCAATAGCGAATTTCTATGGAGGGGGATATGGGGGCAGCGCAGAAAACCCGTGGATTGCTGTGGAAAACTCGCTAAGTCTTTGATTTTGTAGAGAACTACATCCACAAGTCTGTGCCGTTTTTCCACAAGTTATGCCTGATTTTCCACAAGTCAGAAAACCAGCTATCCCCCCTTACGCCTTCCTCTATCTCTCTCTATCTCTTTGATTAGAAAGAAGAAGAAGAGAGAAGAGAGGGTAAAAAACGCAGAGAGCGGCATCCACAGGTTGAGGACAAAAATCCACAGGTTACGTAGTTGCTTAAAAAATAGTTCCACAGGTTAGAAGGTGGCAACACCCCTAACCTGTGGATTGGATAGAAAATAAAACTCTTTAAAATCAATTGGTTAGATCATGAGTCAAGCGATCCACAGCTCCACAAGTTGCGCTGCCCCTGGTACCCGCGAGGAGAAGGCCGAGAGCGAGCAAATTGCCCGCTTCCGGCGCTTCATCCGGTTCAACAAGGGGCGCGGCGCCAAGACCGTCGATATGTACTGCCGCCACCTGGCGCGCCTGGAACAGTACCTCGGCCAGGACGGCCTGCTCGCCGCCACCGAGGAGCAGCTGGAAATGTTCACCGGCGCATGGCTCCATAAGCAGGGCGTCCAGGCCAATAGCCGGCGCCCGTACGTCGCAGCGATCAAGGCCTTCTACGAATGGGCGAAGCACCACAAGGTGATCGCCCAGGATCCCGCAGAGGCCCTGCACTATCCCAAGGCCGGGAAGCGCCTCCCTTCGATGATGACCTTGGCCAATGCAGAGAAGCTGATGTGGGCACCGGACTTCAGTACGCTTCAGGGCGTGCGCGATGCCGCGATCTTGGCGCTCATGGCAGGCTGCGGCCTGCGCCGCGACGGCGTGGCCGGGCTCAATGAGTCAGCGCTCATGGCCACCGAATATGACGGCCAGTCCCGCTACATGCTCCGCACCTTCGAAAAAGGCGAGAAGGAGCGCCTCGTGCCCGTGCCCAGAGAGGCCGACATGCTGCTGCGGCTGTATCTGGAGCATCCCGACCTCCAGGGCATCGACCGCTGCCTGCCGGATGGTGACCGGGTGCTGTTCATCTCGTTCATGAACATGATGGTGCCGGATCACCTGTACATCGGGGAGCGCCGGCGGCTCGCGCCGAAGGCGGTGTGGGAGATCGTGAAGAAGCACGGCCGCAAGGCCGGCATCGATGAGAAGCAGCTCCACCCCCATGCCCTGCGCCACCTGTTCGGCACCGAGCTGGCCGAGGACGACATCGACCTGCTGGTGCGCCAGGAACTGCTGGGGCATGCCAAGGCCGACTCGACCAAGATCTACACGCACCTGGCCACCAGGAAGAAGTTTGCCGCGATCGACAAGTCCAGCCCCTTGGCCAAGATCAAGACCCCGGTCAACGAGCTGCTGGCGAAGCTGCGCCGCTCCTGACGAGCCCCAAATTTTTTTGCAGGATCTGCCATGCGACCCCGAGCAAACCGGACGGCGAACGAAACGTATGTTGCCGCCGCCTGCCAAGACATAGGAAAGCAGTGTTTATGCGATGTTGCGCGGTGTTTCCGCAGCGCTCGAAACTACACCCCAGAACGGGCAAAATCATGATGCCGAAGAAAACTAGATCCCGATCCCCTGCCCCCCGTGAGTTTCGCATTCTGACAAAAAGCGAAGCTCAGCTATCGCTATTCCCGGATGACACCGTGCCTGCTCCAATGGAAAAGCGAAGCTCAGGCAGCGGAATTGCACACATGGTGCAGCAGATGCTGTCCCCTGCCCCTGCTGCCCCGAAGAAACTGCAGGGGGTGGGGGCTCGGCGTAGAAGGCCGCCCTCCCCCAGCGGGGGGGGTGGGTACCAAAATATCTGCAATATTTTTGAAATCGCGGGCGGGCAAAAAAAATTCGCCGACCCGCGGGTCGCCGAGCTCTACACCATGGGGATGCAGGGCTATTGGCTGGTGGTGGCCGATTATCTCGGCATGGACAAGTTCCTGGGCATGTGGCGCCTGCTGGACTCCATCGAGGCCAGCATCCCCAAGGGCAAGCGCTCCGGTGCCATGGCGCTGATGTTGCGGCCCTACGCCAACTTCGAGCGCTTCCAGAAGAACCGCTACGTCGCCACTCTGGTGGCCGATGGCCACTCGCCCAAGGAAATTCAGGCGATTGTCAAGAGAGACCTTAAGGAAAATATGACGATTTCTAATATTGGTCGCTTGGCGCGGAAGCATAAGATACGCGCATGAAGACCGCCGCCCTGCTTGCCAGCCCGATTTCCGAGACCTATACTCGCGTCGTCTCCAGCAAAAAACTGGGGGACGGGATTGGCGTCCCGGAATCGAACGGCGCGCAGCCGCCTGAAGCCCTTTCACGCGGCTTTTTGTTTTGTCATGCGCGCAGCATGGTGCCCACTATGGGCGGCCGTGCAGGGGGCCGAAAGGCCCGCCGGTTCCGTTCGTCCGGTACGCCAACCTGCACGTGTCCGCCCACCCCGATTGGCGTCGGGAAGGCGGTTCTCAAACCGAACGAACGGAGTCTCGCCATGATTGGTACCCATACTGGCAAATCAGCGCCCAAGCGCGTCATCCCCGATACCATTTCCCTTCCCACCGTACAGCTCCTCGAGCTCCGCGACCAGATCGCTGGGGCGCACCTGGCGCTGGCCGGCCTGGCCGCCCTGCTGTGCCGCAGCGAGGACGATGTGGAGCACGGCGCGGGGATGATGCTGCGCTACGTCACGACCGCACTGGAGCAGTGCGACAGCAACCTTTTTGATCTCACCACGCACGGCAGTTGAAACCATTGCGCCGCCGCTGCCGGGCGCACGCGGCCCAGCCCCGACAATCGAGGCTGGGCCGTTTTTCAACATAGGAACGGACCCGCCATGAAAACAGCCATCATCTACCTGCGCGTCAGCTCAGTTCAGCAGGCGAAAAAAGAGCTCCCCATCGAGAGCCAGCTGAAATTCGCGAAAAAGAAGGCCGAGGACCTGAATGCGAACGTCATCGCCACCTTCACCGATAGCGGCATCTCCGGCCGAACTGATCGCCGTCAGGACTTCCAGGCTGCTATCGCCTTCTGCGAGCAGTACAAGCCTGACTTCTTCATTGCCTGGGACACCGCGCGCTTCGCTCGGAACCGTATCGATGCCGCCATGCACAAGCGCGACTTGCGCGCCCTCGGTACCGACGTGGTTTATGTCTCGGTCGACCTGGACTCTTCCACCGATGAGGGCTGGTTCATGGAGGCCCTGCTGGAGGTGATGGACGAGAACACAAGTCGCCGCATATCCAAGGACACGAAGCGCAGCATGATCAAGAATGCCGAGGATGGCTTCTACAACGGCGGCAACGTGCCCTTCGGATACGAAACAGTGGCGCATGGCGAGCGGAAGAAGCTGGTGATCAATCCGGGCGAGGCCACCGTGGTGAGGGACATGTTCCAGATGTGTCTCCAAGGGGTCGGCGCCACATCCATCGCGCACAAGCTGAACAGCGTCGGCCGCCTGCAGCGCGGCAAGCGGTGGAGCCGGTCCAGCATCAACTTCATGCTGAAAAATGAGGTCTACACCGGCATGACCATCTTCGGCCGTCGGAAAGGCCGCGTACCGCAGCCAGAAGAGGCGTGGATCCGGACGAAGAGCCACGAGGCCATCATCGATGACAAGCTGTTTGCAGAGGTACAGGGCTGCATCGAGGACCGCGCGCCCATGCTCGCCGGCGGCACGCCGAGAAGCCATCACCTTCTGGCCGGCTTGTTCCAGTGCCACGTGTGCGGTGGCGCCATGCACACGGAAAGCGGCACGGGGCGAAACGGCACCACCTACCACTACTACCGCTGCGGCCAGGCCAAGGCCGGGCTATGCGAAAACAAGAAGCGGGTGAGCGCTCCGGAGATGGATGAATTCGTATCGCGCTCGATCTTGGACGAGATCCTCACGCCAGACCGAGTGGCCACCATCATCCGCGATATCAAAGCGGCAACGGAAACCTGGTGGAAGGATCGTTCGGAGCGGCGCGAGCACCTGACCGTCGCCCTGCGCGAGGCCGAGCGCCGGCAGAAGAACTTGTTCAACATCCTGGAGCTGCAGGGCATCGATGCGCCCAACCTCGGCGACATCACAGTGCGGCTGCGCGAGATCAAGGCGGAGATCGAGGGCGCTACCAAGGCCCTGCAGGATCTGGAGAGCGCCGACAGCCCGGAGCTGACCATCAGCGAGGATATGCTGGCCCAGGCCACGGACGCCCTGCGTGCGATCATCATCGAGTGCGACGACCCGATCATCGTGCGTCACTTCTTCGCGAGCTTCGTGGACAAGATTGTGGTGGAGGGCGAGGCGCTGGTGATCAAATACCAGCCCCAGAAACTAATGAACCACGGTCTTTCGACCGTGGTTCACAGTGGTGATAGGTGGCTCCCCGACCTGGACTCGAACCAGGGACCTGCGGATTAA